TACCCGTTCCGTGCTCTGGCGTTCTTGCGAGGCCACACGCTGTTGTTCCTTCTGCATATCAATCTGCATGCGCTGTGCATCCAGTTTGAGTTTCTCTTGCGCCAACTGAATATCGGCCTGAGTTTTCTGCGCACGGGTCTGTGCTTCTTGCTGCTTGATCTGGAGCTCCGCTTGCTGCATCTGAATCAGCGGGTCCTGCTGCATCTGCTGGGCTTTCTGTTGCTGAGCCATGGCCATGTTCTGCTGCAAGAGCTGAGCAGATGCTTGCGCCACAAGCTGGGACAACTGCACTTCAGTCTCTTCAGGCAACTCTTCGTTCGGAGCGGGCAGTGCTGTACCCAACTGCTCTTCAATTTTCTTGCGATACAAGTAGGCTAAGTGTTCTGCAATGTGCGCTTGAATCGCGCCCATCATCTGCTGCGCCATGGGGTTCTGTCCCATCTGCTGTGCAATCATGGGGTCCTGCATGAACGTCGAGTGCACCGCAATGTGCGCATCGTGATCCTGGTAAATAAACGCCTTCGTTGGCTCACCATTGAGGAACGCCATGTTCTCACTGATGGGATCACGCGGCTTCTGATCATCATCAATCGGCACAAGCTTCTCAGCGTTTTTCACACCAAGCACCTCAATCATTTGACGGTGCAAGATTGGCAAGTTGTAAATCTGCGGAGCCTGCTGCGCAAGCTGCATCACAGCCTGATACTGCATGATGCGCTGGGCCATCGTTGAGCTGTTGGGGTCACTGACCGGGATCACTTCAACGATATCGTAGTCTTCACGCTTGGCCGTGCGATCTCCACCAGCGGGCTCGTAGTCATAGTCCTCTGGCATGTTGTCTCTGATGATGCTCTTGAGAAGTTTGAACTCCTCTTTCATCGAGTTGTGCACGCGGGCTTGGACAGCACCCATGATCTTGAGTTGTCTCTCAAGCAGGGCAAGTGTTGTACCCACGGGAGCCTGCGCACTCATGTCCGACATCTTCATGTCAGCGATAGAACCCAGTCGTCTACCTTCTTCCGTAATCTGATTTAGTAGCGCCAGCAACACCTGCGACGGCTCCTTGTACGGGAGCGTCATGATGTTATCTTTGATAGACCCGCTTGGGATATCTACATCGCGGAACTCGCCCGGTGCTATCGGTGTATCGTCACCCTTAACACGCAGACCACGAGACTTCAGGCCACCGGGAAGGTTGGCGAGTGTCCCTGCGTCAACAAGCTGACGTATAAGAGAAGTACCAGCACGAGCATAACCACCAATAATGTGAATAAGCCCCATACCATACGCACCAAAACCTGGGATATAGTCGTACTGAACCAAGTGCTGACGTTTCGCATACGTTGAATCATCTTCATTCCAGTTTCTGTAAATGGCAAGAACTTCATCTGTGCCGCGGTCAATCGTAATAATGTAAGGAACTGCAATCTCATCTTCGGTCTCATCGCCCGGCATGACGTAGTCCACTTGAATCTCCGCTAGTTGATAGCGGTCGTCATCAGTGATGGAGTAGCCCTGCTCTTCGGCTTTTTTCTTCTCAACGTCGTTGTAAATATTAACGGGATCACCCAGCTCAACGTCGCGGTAGAAACCTGCAACTTGTAGCTTCTTGATGTCGTTTTTCGTCTTACGCATCAAGTGTGTGACGCGCTCAGCGGTACGTGCTCCCGACGACCCATAAGGGATGATCACATCTTCAGCGGGCAAGAAGATCGCGGTTTGGCGACGCAGACCCGGATCGTAATAAACTTTCTTGAAGGCCGCGCCCGCAAGACCTAAGTTAAACAACATGCGCTCATGCTCAGGACGATACTCAGGCATCTCCTCAGTCAAACGGTAATTCATGTCATCTCTTACGCGCTCCGCAGCCTCCTCTTTAAGACGATCAATGGCCCCAATAATCTCCGTTTTAACAGGGCCCGCAGCAGGGAACGTTTCCGTGATAGTCTCGCTTTGAAACCGGATGGCCGCTTCCGTGAGTACAGTAGAAAACACTCCACAAGCGCCGTTCCACGGCTCAGTTCTCTCTTCATATTTCATCCCCAATACTTCAAGACCTTTAACGTACGCATCTGTCCAATCTTTGCGACTGGCAATATCCGCATCCACTAATCCCATTAACTCAGACGCAAGCTTACCCAGCTCACCCTCGTCCATCTCTTCTGCAAGGTTGGCATCAAACTTATCACTTGCCTTCTTACTTTCCGGCAACAGTTCAATCTCCACACCGCCCGCACTAATGCGCATAGATTCTGGGTCTTCGACCTCAATCTCAATTGCGTCTTCGGGGAACATACTCTGATCCTCCATCCCGGGGATCAAAGAATACAGAGCTTTGTCGATATTAGTAGCCATACATCATCCTCAATAGAACACCGCGTTTCGGCGTTTGAAAAATTTTTGTTCTTCCGGTTCGTCGGAAGGCAAGCGGAGGAAACCCCCTTGCCTGAACCGCATCAGTGCAAGAGTGGTTGCGTCCACCAAGTCGTCATGCTCGCCAGACGGAAATGCAGCAATCTCGTCGACTGCTTCTTCCGCCCAAGCGGTACGGGGAACCCATACTTTCCCTGACGCAATTATGTCTGAGACCGAGTTCAAGCGGGCAACTTTGTCCTGACCCCTACTCGGCGTGTATTCCTGAACTGGAATACCCATCGCCCGTAATTCATAAATTAGTGGTGCACCAGTGGCCTTCTTCTCAATAATCACACCGTCCGGCTCCCACTCCTGGTACTCCTCAAACACATCCTTCTTGAGCTGCACCCACTCCACACGTTTTCTGTACACATTGAGCAAAATAATGTTCGGCAAGCTGTGGTCTTCGTCATTGTAGAAAACCCCCCACGTCATGCCCACTGAAAAGTCAGCACGGTTAGTCTTCTCAAACGCAGTGTCCCATGACTGCAAAATGTAGTCACATGCCGGTGGTCTCTCAAGTTCCCACCATTTCCACCAGTCCCGCTTGATAATCGCACTCTCATTACCCACTGGGTTCTGCTGGTACTGCGCTTGCCATTTCGAGTTAGGCAACTCCTGACGTAGCGCTTCCAGTTCATGCAAAGACCAGAACTCAGGCCATAGGGGTTTACCCGAGGGCATGATGGCAGGGAACTCAATCACCTCCCACTGCTCTCCACCGCGGGCAGCGGCAGCTTTGAGTACCTGGCCCGTTAAGTCCCGCAGTGACCACCGGGTCATCACGACTACGATTGACCCGCCCGGTTGCAGACGTTGACGAGGTCCAGACGTATACCACTCAGTTACCTTGTCAAACACATCCGGATTACTGGCAGCCAGTGCAGCTTCCTGTTCTGAGTGCGGATCGTCAATAATTAGGATGTCGGCACCCTTTCCGGTCACCGTACCACCTACACCAATCGCAAAATAGTCGCCACCTTTGTTGGTATTCCACCTTCCAGCGGCTTTTGAGTCCTGTTGGAGCTCAAAATTAGGGAAAATTGCCTTGTAAACGTCAGAATCGACCAAATTTCGCACTTTTCGACCGAATCCGACCGCTAATTCGCCCGTATTTGAGCTCTGGATGATCTTTTTATGCGGGTATTTACCTAGAAACCACGCTGGTAGGAGGTAAGACGCAAATTCCGACTTCGTATGGCGGGGTGGCATGTTGATAATCAACCGTTTGCACTCTCCGTTGGCCACTCTTTCAAACGCTTTGGCCATAATCTTGTGGTGTCGGCCAGAAATGAAGGTCGGCCAGCACTTATTCACAAAACCCATGAACGTATCTCGGGCTAACTGCTTCTCCAGCATCTCTTCTTTGCGGGATAGGTCCGCAAGAATTACATTTTTCTGATTCTCTGTTAACAGGTGAAGATTAGCCAGCAGCGCTTTGAGCTCCGGGTCAATGTTATCCAGTTCGTCAGACATCAATAGTGTCCTCTTCTGGTGGCTCTTTGGGCGTTACATCCTCGACCACCTCTGGGTCCTCAAACTCTTTCTTCATGTCCAAGTCCATGACGGGCACATCGATTGAGTTCAACTTCATCATCTTGCGAATCTTGTCTTTGATGGCTTCGTCAATGTCCGCGACGTTGTTGTACGTCACGGTGATCTCGGTTTTCTCGGAGAACAAGCCTACATCGCTGATCTTGCCCAGCATCTCCGTCGCTTTTATTTCGATTCGGGGGTCCCCACAGCCCGCTAGGTCTAGTAGCTTATTTGTTACTACGAGGCGAAGCTCTGCTGCGTCGGCAACAATTGGGTTGTTGTACTCGCGCAACATCGTACTGATCCGCTGGGCGACTGGCACCTTCTCCAGTAACGCCGGGGCGTTTGGTGCTTCGGGCCGCGTGCGGGGCCTACCCCGCTTGGGCTTGTCTGACATTGCATCTTCAAACTGCTTTTTTGCAATCTCCGAGAACTGAGCAAATACCTCGTCAGCCTCTTCTTGTGCAATCGGGGAGTCTTCAATGTCAGCGCCCAGTCCTTTTAAGACGGCGGCTGTGTTAGCGGCCAGTTGCATGTCTTCACGCAAGGTCGCTGCTTTGTCTGGCTCGGTACTCTCGGGGTACGGAACCGTTTTATCGATATTAAGTTTTAGCATGGAGGAAAGGGGTGCACTCCAAAAGGTGTCTGGATTCTACATGTATGGAACCAGATTACGCAAGGGGGGGCCTAAAAATATATGGGGGGTGGGTGTTTAGGGGGACCCAAATTAACACCCGGGGGTGTTTTTAAATTTTGCTCTTCCTTTGCACGGAACACTGTGTATGTTCGCGGGATGGTACCTACTACCAATACTGCCCCTACCCACCACGGTGGTGTTCTCCTATCCACCGATTACAAACCCGCACCGTGTTCTCCGACCAGGCTCACGAACGCCAAGGTTTATCCGGAGTGAGAGTCGATTTTTTTTAGCGATGTTTCCATAACATAGCATTGAATGGCTGTGTGGAGTTTCACCCTTTATCTGACCCATCCCTTAATATACATCATCGGCAGATTGATCGTCTGCTGATAGGGAATCATCGTCAAGTGTCGACGATTCCTTGGCGATCTTGCCAAACCCTTTATTGAGGAAATGATCATGACAAATACTTCTGTTGCAAGTTCTGCTATTGCTGTTCCTGTTCCTATGATTCACGGCAAGCCTGCCGTTGAGTTGCAGGATACGATCTTCACCATTGGCGAAGAAACCGGTGCGGCTGAGGCGCTGATGGCTAAGGGTAAGCAAGCCCTCGATGTCTTGGATTCAAATCTGAATGACATCATCAAGGGTTTGTCTTACTCTGAGTTCATGCTCGTGCGTGACTTTCACAAAGCGGGCAACATTGACAAGGGTCGCTCGGATGATGCGGCTCAAAAGATTTGGGAGAGGCAGATCAATCGTTGCGTGTCAACCTTTGATTTCGTCAAGCCTAAGTCTGAGTCGAAGGATGCGGTGCGCAAGGCAGAGGCTAAGGCTAAGGAAATCGAGAAGCTGGCTGAGTTTGCTGACGATGACCTGATTGAGCGCAAAACTGAGTTGTTGCGTAAAGGTGACAACAAGTCTTTGAATGAGGCAAAGAAACTCAATGCCGAAGTCGCCCGTCGTAATGCGTCGGCAATCGATGCTGAGAAGGCAGAGTTAAAAGCTCTGACCGATAAGATCAACACTCGTGTGAAAGAGTTGGCTAAGTCAGGCACGCCTGATGCGGTCGAATTGCTCACGCAAGTGGCAATGATCTTGGGCTAAGCCCGCAGGGAATGGTCGACATGGTGTCGATCATTCCGTTTTTAACCTTTATTGGGAGACGTTATGTCTGATGCTATTTTTGGTCAAGTCGAGTTCTTTACTCATGTTTCAACTGTTCGTGGTGAGCATGAGTTGGAGAAAAAAGTTAAGTTGCATACAGTTCATTGCGAGTATCAAGATCGCTTTGAAGTTGTTGGCAAGTTCAAGGCTGACAACCAGCACATCAAGGATATCTATTCTTGCTTTGTGTTCCGTGACTACATAGGTTAAAACTTCGCCCGTCATGCTTTTGCGTGGCGGGCGTTTTTTTTCGCCCAAAATTCGTCGTTTGCGCCGCATCTACGATGCCAGTTCCCGTCGCAACGGCGGAGTTTTCGACATTTTGGCGTTTTTTCCGCGCCCTGATCGAGTCAGCCCGTCGGCAAGTGCGATGCCCGTCAAGACTCGCACACACATGGCCTGGCACATTATTCAAAGCCCAATTCGCTCTTATTAGTTGCATACAAGCAACGGTTTAGGGGTTTTATAGACTTACCCCCGCAAGTCTAGTATATGACCTCTTAGCTTATATTATTTTGCACACACACCACTCGTAAGTCCTTGATTTCTCTATCTTTATCTATCTTTTTATAATAAAATAAACAATCACTTGAGGGAAACCCGAGGAAATTGTATAGCTTGGGCGCGTTTTTTCCAATTCTGCTTCTTGACTATCCCTAAAAAAATTATCCCTCGTTCACAACTTTCCAATTTCCCGCAAGTGATTGTGTATAAATTATATTATCGCCCCGCAAGCCGCATAAATACTTAAAACACCCCTTGAATTTTATAAGTTCAAGCCCTATAATATACACTTGCGGGCGAGGTTTTTATAAACAACCACGCCCGCAACGTTATACTCATTGTTTACATAACCCGAAAGGCACATCATGGCACGCACACAGAAGTACAAGACCGCAGACGATTTAATAAACAATTGCACCAAGCAAGGCATGTGTTTGGTTTGGCCCCCAAGTGAGCGAAAGAGTGCCGTTGGTGGTTGGGAAGTTGCACCGGTTCTTGCGCCCGCATCGCCATTAGCCAAGGCCATGCTGACCAACTCCATCACACGAATCTTGTTCATCACCTGCCGATATGTACCAGCATCGCGTCGGCTTGTGAAATGGTGCAACACACCATCATGTGTTAACCCATACCATCACTCCGAGAATCGGGATACTGTTGAGCGTCGCTTTGCCATGGCGGGCAAGACGGGCGTAGCCAATGGGTTCTTCACCGATCTCCTGCCCGAGCAAGAGAAGCTGGCTCACCTGTTACCCAATGCCGAGGACATAGAAGCCGCTCGCCCCATGGAGCTCGATGTTCTCAAGATACTACAAGACAGCGCCATGTTGAGCGGTGTTGACGCTCGGGGTTTGCCGCCCGCATTGCGACAACATAAAGAGTTGCCACATGAACGCGCTCATGACTTCAAGCCAATACTGCAAATGACCGGTGTCACCAAGAAACTATTGGAGGACAAACCCGCAGTATCGGATGACGACGTGGATGATCTGTTCAACGGCTCAATCTTCAAGGCCATCGAAGAGCGTAAGCGTCGCTTGCTTACCAAATCTGCGGATGATTGGGACCTCGCCTCCAAATAACGGATTGGTGCGCTAAAACACGGAGAGGGTCTTGACTTTGTCAAGAATGTATGTTATAATGTACGAAGTACATTAGCTAGTAGAACTTCTTATGTACTTTTCTCCGTGGTTCCGGATTCTTCGACACCCTGTCGACTATTCCAAATCACTTGTGTCATTTCTTTTATTGGAGATACCTATGTTTACTGACTTCGAGCGTTTCTCACGCTTCATCATTGCCCTTGCACTCATTGTGCTTGCCCTCGATCTTTTCTATTGGAGACCATGATGCAGATGTATCGAGCCCCATTCCGCAAGCCTATCCCTTTCAACGGCAAAGCACTCAGTTGGTTGCAAGCACTCGATGAGTGTGTGCGTGAGGGTCGTGCCTACACCGAGATTCATTTCTATCGTCACCCCGAGACGGAAGAACTTGTCATTACCTATTGGGAGATTGATTGATGACTCACCATACTACAGAATACGATGACGATCACACAGCCTGGCATTCGTGTGCCATGTGCGGTGACGACATCCACCACGAGCGTTATGCCTTGGGCTATCGCTTGTGTATGCATTGCGGCAATCAAGCCGCGATCTCTGCACGCCAATCTTGGTGTGTAGTGCAACCCTACGGCAAGGGTCCTTACATGTTGGTAACTGATGCGTCTGCACCACAGACTTTGTTAGATACCAATCAGAAGTACCCGCGTTCGTAACCTCGGAACGGTCGACACCATGTCGACTATTCCTTTCTCTTCTTTTATTAGGAAATTAAAATGTCAGAAATCAAACACTCTCGTCGCATCAACTTCACCGAAGCCGTTGATCTCATCCTCAATAGCGGGCATAACTCAGTACACCTTACTGGCGAACCAGGTGTTGGTAAAACCGCGATCCATGATGTGATCGTAGAGCGTACGGGTTATCACAAGGTATACATCGACGGTCCGAACACCGATGTGGGTCAGGCGGGCATGCCCATACCCAACCACACGACACGCACCTTGGACTTCTATCCTGCTGAGAGTTTCAAGTTGCACCTCAACGAGCCATGCGTAATCATGATCGACGAGTGGACCAAGACCGACGACTATGTTCGTAACACCCTGCATCCTCTACTACATGAGCGTCGCATGGGTAGCTTCTATCTGCACTCTGACTCCATTGTCTTTACTACTGGTAATGATGATGCCGATGGTGTCGGTGACTCTGCTAAAGCACACACACGCAATCGTCAGACATGGGCCCCCTACATGAAACCCAATGCTGAAGAATGGTTAGCTTGGGCTATCAACCATGGTGTAGCACCCGAGGTGCAAGCATGGGTGCGTGAGTATCCCCATTGCATGGCATCGTATCAGGATGGCGGGCAACAACAGAACCCGTACATCTTCAACCCACATGACGCATCACAGATTGCGTTCGTGTCTCCTCGCTCGTTGTTCAAGGCATCGCATTGGGTATCCATCCGTGATCGCCTGACTGACAACGCATTGATTGCCGCACTCGACGGCACTCTCGGCTTCTCTGCATCGCGTGACTTGCAAGCGTATGTATCGATGGCTGATCAACTCCCGACCCGCGAGGCTATCGAGTCTAACCCTGACACCGTGGCCTTGCCCACAAGTCCAGCGGCCCAATGTATATTGATGTTCAAGGGTGTATCTACATGCACTCGTGAAACATTCGGAACATGGATGCGCTTTGTTAAGCGTATGCCTAAAGAAGCACAAGCACTCTTCATCAATAGCTTGCTCGAAGTTAAAGCTAAGAAGAATTGGGCTATTGCACACCCTGCGTTCGTGACATGGGCTCGTGAGAACCAGTACATGTTTGCCGGACTCAAGGGATAAATCGACATCCTGTCGAAAACTCCAACCAACCAAGGAACTTAAATGAAAACTACTAAGATCGGAACCCCTGTCAGCTATCGCAACTGCTACATCGTGCCAGTCAATGACGGCTTTGATGTAGTCGACAAGACTAGCGGGCGATGGATACACATCACAAGCCAACGCTTAGCCAAGTGGAACGCAACTGTATGGACACGCCTGTCCATGGAGTTCGATACATCCGTGCCGTTGTCCAACAGCAAGATAACCAAGCTGGAAGACGTAGCAATAGTTATTGATAAGCAACCAAGGAAGATGCAATGACTAGAAGAGAACTAAGAGATCACTTTGCGGGCCTAGCCATGCAAGGCTTGATTCCACAGTACCGTGAGATGTTCATGGACGGTACGCTAGAGGATTGGGTTGCCGATGCTCTGCCTGCACTCGCAGACGAAGCGTTCTGTCTCGCCAACGAAATGTTGAGGGCCGGAGGGTATCACCATGACTAACCAGTACGACAACTTGTACCAAGCGGGCATGGCGTTCGCGGCTCAGCTTCGCCTGATAGGTGAGCATGAGGCCGCGCATGACATCGAAGTATTTGTAATTCAACAACGAGAGGAGCATAGAAATGCTGATGAGAAAACTAACGGCTGAACAACGCATAGAGCTTGTTCATGTGAGCTTGATGCGCAACAAAGAGTTCGCTTTGTTCGCGGGTCTGTTCATGGTGGGTAAGACGAGTGTGTCTGAACTTGTACCAACTGCACGCACCAATGGTCGCGATGCGGAGTATGGTCGCGCATTCGTAGACAGCTTAACAGATAAGGAATTAGCCTTTCTGGTAATGCACGAGAACATGCACAAGTGCTATCGTCACCTGACGACATGGAAGTCTTTGCATGACATCGACCACGACTTAGCCAATCGTGCCTGTGATCATGTGATCAATCTTCAGTTGTTCGACATGGACCAACTCGAGAGCATGATCTCTCACCCTCGCGACCCCAAGACTGGTAAGTATCAGGGGTGCTTTGACACACGCTTCCGTGGTATGGATGCACGCCAAGTGTTTGACATCCTGCGTGATGAGCAAGAAGAAGGTGGTGGCGGAGGTGGCGATGAGGATGGAGATGGCGATGGTCCTATTGGTAAGGATGGGAACGGGCATCAAGAGACTAATCGACAACCTGACGGGAATTCCCTCGACGAGCACGATTGGGAAGGTGCGAAGGATGGTCTGTCTGAAGACGAGAAGAAGCAGTTAGAACGTGACATCGATCACGCGCTGCGCCAAGGCGCAATCTATGCTGGCACAGTAGGTGGCAACATGTCCAGAGAGATAGGCGAACTTCTCGCACCGAAG